CCGCCCCGAGATACCCCGACTGGGTACTTCCCCCAACCAGCGTCCCCCCGTACACTTGCCCCGAGCACGCCACCGACGAGCAACTCACGGTATTGGTGGTGACGTTCGCCGCGCCGGTGAGCTGCCCCCCGACCCAGAGCGTGCCGTTCACTTGCGCGTTGCTATAGGTAAGGATCGGCCCAATGAGCGCCAGCGACCAGGACGGACTGGGAGGCGTGCCGATGCCCACCGGCGCGTTGAAGCGGGCATACCCGCCCACATCGAGCGTGTAGGACGGGACAATGCCCAGGCCCACTACGCCATCAAAATAGCTGCTGCCATAGGAGCGCAGCGCAAAGCGTGCGTCCGGCGCGCCCTGGAGGCCACAGTAAAAGCCCTGAATGTTGTTTGTGGCGGTGAGATGCGTGGTGGTGATCGTGCCGGCCACCGTACCGCCAGCATCGAAGTAAAACCCGGCGCGGCCCCGGATGTTGCCGTTGACATCGAGCGTATACGTCGCCGCCGTGCCCACCATGCCGATCGTCACATTGGCCGCAAGCTGCGTACTGTAGTAGGCCGTCAGCGAGTAGCCCGCCACGGCCGCGCCGCCCAGCCCCAACGGGCTGGTGATCTGGCCCGTGCCGGTCACCGTCAGGCCGCCTGTGACAGCGAGCGAGCCGCCGACACTCATGTTGCTGGCGACAGTGAAGGTATTTGAGAACGAGACCGCCCCGGCCACCATCAGCGACCCGCCGAGATAGGCGGGCGCGGTGCCTCCCGCCCAGAGCGCCCAGCGATTGGCCCCTCCGGCCGCCATGAGGTCGGTATGAAAGGCGACGAGGTCATCGCCGGCGCGGTCGCTCATCAGGTGTGAGTAGGCACTGACCACGCCCTGTGCGGTAATCCCCACCGTGGTGAGCTGGGCGCCAAAGCGACTGACCGTCTGTACCGCCAGGCCGTACCCAGCTTCTCCTGGCGTGCCAATGCCCAGATGCGCGAACTGCAGCGTGGCATCCGGGTCCGTGTTCTGTGGCGTCGAGAGGACCACGTCGCCGGTACTGGTGGAGACCAGCACCTGGTTCGGCGTGCCCACCAGCGAGGCCACGCCGCCCGAGGCTTCGGCAATGATCATGTCTTTGAGATCCTCAAAGACGTAGCTGGCTTTGACGAAGCTCATATTGTACGTGCCAGCGTCCAGGTAGACACTGAAGGAGCCATACTGACTATTGTTGACGAGCGGGTTGGGGAGCGGGAAGAGTCCCTCGGCATCGGCGTAGAGCACGGCCAGCGCCCCGGTCTCGGCCAGGGTAATCGTGCCCAGCACCTCGGTCACGATATTGCCTTGCACATCTTGCACCACGCGGTACAAATGACTGTAGAGGGGTGGCATGCACCATGCTCCTTGGCCTAACTATCCCAGCCAGGGCTCCGTTCGGGTTCGGGCGTGGAGCGCAGATCCGCCCCGCCCTCCTCCGTCTGCCTGAGTGGCGGGGGTTCTGGAGGCGGTGGCAGTACCAGCGCGGCGCCGTACTGCACCTCGATCACATACCCTGCGTCCCTGGCGCCCTGGATCTGCGGCGGCTCCGGATCGCCCATGACTTGCAGGAGGTACAGCGTACCGGCTTCCTCCGCCGTCTGCACGCTGCCGTCCGCCGTTTCACAGACGACGGGGCCGCCTGGCTGTTCTTGCGCCAGGCGGCCCTCTCCCCCATCGCTGAAGGTGACTTGTATGGTCTCCATAATCGGGTCCTCCTAGAGACAACTGGAGAGAAAGGCGTCCCAGGTCCCCGAGGCGCCAGCCCCCGGAATAAACAGGACCGCGGCGTACCGTCTGGGAGCGTCCGGACACACCCCCTGCAGGACAAGGCAGTATTGCCCGGCTGCGGCGGGAATCACCTGCACGCCCAGCGTCCGCAAGTTGACGGACATGGCGGCGTCATCGGCGACCTGGATGGCGAATGCCGAGGCCGCGGTGCCTGGGACAAACGTTTTCAGATTGACCACGGCCCGGAAGTAGTTGCGGGCGTAGCCAAAGTCGCCGTTGCCCCCGGTCGCCACCGGCGAGGCGGTGGTGAGATCGGCAAATTCAAACTCGCCGTTGGCCAGGGCCGCCCCCACATTCGGCATGCCGACCGGGATCTTATCGAACTCCGGACTATACTGACGGGCCGCCTGGCCCAGCGTCTGCGCCATGAAGCACCCCCTCTAGGCGTTGGTCAGCCCGGTAATGCGCGCGTGTTGCCGTAAGCTGAGGAACTGCATTTGCATGGTCAGCCAGACATGCGACACGATGACGCGCTGGTTCGTCGGCTGAATAAACGGGTCGATGCGAAAATGATCGAACGGGTGAAAGATGGGGCGCACATACTTCTCGGTGTACATCTGCGCCTCGCCAGCCGGACAGAACTGGTCGTGCAGCACCACGGCGCGGTTGAACATCAGGTTGCGGAAGCCGCCCCGCGTGGTTTCTTCGTCCTCGATGAAGCGCTGGTTGTTGGTGAGCAGGCCCCAATAGGTGTTGTAGCCCGCCTGGGTCGTGACGATCAGCGTGGGCTCTTCGTTGCCGAAGGTGGCCCGGCCATAATCCGTCTGGACGTTGGCGAGGGTGAGGCCGCCGACCGGCGCAACGGTGACGCCGTTGCCCCCGTTGGTGCGCCAGACAAAGCCAGTGACGGCGTTCGACTGGATGGGGACGCCGGCGTAGCTGCCGGTATCGGCGAGCGCCAGGGGCACGCCGTCGAGATCAATCGCGGTGTTCTGGGGCGCGATACGCTGCACCGCCCTATTCAGCTTCTGGAGCAAGCTGCCGAAGGCCACTTCCTCTTTGGAGCGCACCAGGTTGCTGACGGCCTGCATGCCCTGGTTGAGCACGGCATCGAGCACCGGGATGGCAATGAGCTGCTGATAGGCGCGCCATTGCAATTCGGCTGGCTGGATGGAGTCCGTGACATCGGTGGAGAGGAGCTGGGCGCCCCAGTAGGCCCCCCCAGTCAGCTCTTCCTGGTTGATCAGAGGCCAGACCAGCGCGCCTCCCGTGAACTTGCGGCCCAGACGCGTGAGCCGCCAGAAGAAGGGACTGGGCTTGAACACCGAGTCCACCAGGGTCTTTTGAAAATGCTTCTGTGTAAGCGCCCCAGCCGTATTGATCAGGGTAATAGGCGGCTGCGAGAGTGCGCTGCCGACTTCTGCCATAGCTCTACTTCCTTTCTGGGGGCTACGCGCTGCCCATCAGGATCGCCAGCATTTCCGGATCCATCGTGGCCGCGGCCTCGGCTTCGTCGAGGTTGGCGTAGACCGGCTCGGGCGTGCGCATCGTGGCGGGTTGCCCGAAGGGTTGAAAGGGCACTGCGCCGCGCGCCAGCTCCATGCGGGCCTTCTCGTAGGCGGCCTTCTCGGCGTCGGCCCGGATGGCGGCCTCGCGTTGCTCGCGCGTCAGCAGGGTGTAGGATTCGTTCAGATTGGGTGGCCCCTGGCGCGACGCCAGCGCGTGCTGCACCAGCGCCTGGGGGTCCACGTTATACGGGTCGTTCCGTTTGATCTGGTCTAAGGCCATCATGACCGGCCACTGCCCAAGCTGCGAGCCGATACCCTCGAGGGTGCGCTCGAGTCTTGCGATGGTTTCTTCGGTCCTGGCGGCGCGCTCGAGGGCCAGCTTGGAGGCCTGGAAGATCGGGGCAAGGATCGGATCGCGCTCGTAGTCGACCAACGGAGCGCCATTCGTCGGGTACGGCGAACTGCCCTCGTAGGTGTTGGCGGCGTGATCGGTATTTGCCGCCGTGAGCGCCTGGGCAAGCTGGGCTTGCAACTGATCGATCTGGGCCCGGGCCGCCTGGTCGCGCTGACTCCAGTTCTGGGTCAATCTTGTCATATCTTCTTTAGGAATAGCGGTATTGCGGAGATCACCCAGGGCGATCGGGGCGCCGTTCACGTCGATAACCATCTCGTCGGGATAGGCCTCACGATTCCTGATAATGGTGTTCCAGCTTACGTCAGCCATGCTATGCTCCATCTGCGGGGGAGGGGCAATCCTGGCCGGGACTCCCTCCCTACGCGGCAATGGGACTACCACTACATCTCAGGTGGTCCTGGGGCGGGCCCTGGAGGGGGCCCGCCCATCATCATGCCACCCATCGGCAACCCCGCGGGCGGTGGCGGCACCTCTTCGCGGGGCAGCATTTGCATTTTCTGCGCGGCCTGTTTGAGATTCATCAGCGCCGAGGCCAGCTCTTTGGCCACCTCCGGGCTGCGCTGGTGGATCTGACTCATGGCGTACCCTACGGTGTCCTGCGCTCTGCGAATCGCCACTTCGACGTTGTCGGGCGGTGGCGTTGCCTGGAGCGAACGGAGCGCCGCGGCGGGATCGCCGCCTGGCATGCCCCCGGCCAGACCAGCCAGGGCTTGTTGCATGAGTGGACCGCCCATCGGGCCGCCAGGCGGTCCCCCAGGCGGTCCACCGGGGCCTGGAGGCCCGGGCCCTCCTGGGCCTGGCGGGGGCGGCATGGGCGGTCGTGGCATGGTTGCCATAGCTCACCTCCTAGACGCCGTCGCCGTCGTCGCCCTCAAAGCTCGTGTCTTTCCAGTCGTTCACGTCATCGCCGGAGCCGCTGCTCTTGATCTGCAGTCCGCCACTCGGCGACGTGGGAAGATAGCCCAGCGGATCGGGCGGATCGTTCCCCCACATGGGACTGGTCACTTCCGCGTGGTGCACGCCCTCGCTATAGAGCGGCGAGGCGATCGTCACACGGCCACTGCTGCCACGTCCTGCTTCAGCCATAAGCACCTCCTGGGTTAGCGTCGGCCTTTACTCCGACTCTTCGTGCCGGTATCCCGGGGTGTACGCACCCGGCGATCACGACGGAAGCGGTCTTCGCGCATCCTCCTCACCTCCCTTCCTGGGCCTAGCGCACCATCTGGCAGGGCACCGCCAGGCAGGTCTGCATCTCCACGCCACCAGTTGCCGTGACGCCATGCTGATAGCCCAGGGGCCCACGCCACCAGACACAGCTTGCCACCTGGCGGGCGTTGAGCTGATCAATCAGCGGGCTGGTGCACCCGCCCAGGCACAGCGCCAGCAGCAGCCACTCAGGGCGTACCCTCATGGCGTTGGTCTTCCCGCGCCGCGCCGAGCGAACGGTGGAAGAAGTCCATCACGGCCTGCTTCCCCCCCGCTTTCTCGAGCGCCTGGACGTCCGCCGTCGCCACCCGGAAATCGCTCCTGCGGCCTTCGTGGACTCCCTGCACCCGGAAACTGTCCCCGTCGTGACTGATCTGGCTGATGCCGGTCTCCTGGCTCATGGGCCATCCCTCCTTCCTCGTGTGGGGGAATTGCGTCATCGTCGGTGCTGCCCTGCAGGAACGGCAGTAAGCCAGACAGCATGGCCATAGGATCGATGGGCTTGCGGAGATCCGGCTGGGCACACGGCTGGCTGCGGTCGCCAATGCACACCCGCAGTGTCACCGAGCTCCCCGAGGGCAGGCCGGTGTCGAGCAAGGCGGCGATTAAAGTAGGCAGGTCACTCACCTTCTCCCTCCCTGGCTCTTCCCCTTGGCCGCCGCTGCCAGCGCCATCTCTTGCTGCTGACGCTGCGCGATCTCCTTGTAGCCGGGGATTTCCAGCATCCGTAGCAAGTCTTCGTTGGGCACTCGGTTCATCTTCGCTAAAGCAAGATAGAGTCTCTTTAACATTGTTTTTGATTGGACTTGAAACGAGTTCGGGTCCACATGCACGGCGTACCGTTCCCACTCCATCAGCGGCGTCCAGGTGATCGGCTTCCACACTTCGTCCTCGACGAACGGCAGGAACCGCTCGGTGGTGTAAAACTGCGCCATGCGCGAGAACAGCATTTGCACCAGGCGTGTCACTGAGCGCAGCAGCAGGCGTGAGCGCAAGCGTGTCAGGCCCATGCTCTGGGAAATCTCCGTCTCGGTGAGCTCGGCACTGACGTTGCCCTGCCCCTGCTGGCCCTGGCGGGAGGGTTGAAACCCCAGCACCTCGCGCATCTTGGCGCGTAGCCGCTCGCCGTGGGTGATCATTTCCGGTGGCATGGGCTGCGGATAGAGTGCGCGCACTTCCGTCCCCTGGCGCTTCAGCACTACCTGGCCCGGCACGTCAGCGAATGTCTTAGGATTAATGCCGCTTGAACTATCAGCGAGCCAGATGCCCTTGTTCATACGGAGGGCGTTTTCCAGCACCAGCGACTCGTTCTTGTCACTGCCCCGCTGCAGCTCCTGCACTTCAGAGACCAGGCTCTGGCGTGGCCAGAAGCCGTGAATGCTCGGTTGCAGCTTGACTTGAATGAGGGGAAACGACTCCCCCCAATAGGGGCTAATGTCGTCATAGAGCACGACGGACTGCGTACACTGAATCAAGCGGCCCTGGGGGTACTTGTAGCGCGCCACCTGGCGCAACTTCTTTGTGCCGTCGAGGTCCTCGTACTCTTCGACCTTGTGCTCGAGCTGCAAGTCTCGGGTGTAGCAGGTATAGACCCGCACCCCGGTCTCGGCGCCGCCTGTGGGGACCGGGCCGCCGTAGGGATAGAGCGGCGAGGTGAGCCCCTCGCCGCGCGTCACGCCGAACGGATCGCCCCCGGAGAGGCCGTGCTGCGTGCTGCCATGCGTGGCAGCATCCGGGAGCACGCGCCGGCCGGTATCGGGCCACTGCTGGCGCACCTCGACGACATCCATGACGTCTTCCCAGATGACGTAGCGCCAGTCCTCATCGGACGTGGCGCGGGGATCGGGATAGACGCTCTGCGGGTGCCGGGCGCGAATGACAATCTCGCCCTGGCCTTGCAAGCGCCACGGCTGCCAGACCACTTCCAAGAAGCCGCACGGCCAGATCGCCGCGTCGGCGTAGGCCTCGAGCAGCGTCATGTCGACAAACGCCGCGCGCCAGTAGGCTTGCATGGCTTTTTCCACCCCGGCATCGCGGGCGCCGGTTTTGGGATCGCCGGTGACGTAGATCTGGGGGGCCGAGTCGGTGAGGTCGGAGAGCTCGTTCAAGATGAGGAGCTTCGTTTCGTTGATGTTGATGGGGGCTTTGTAGCTGGGGAGCGACTCGGGCCAGTAGGTGCCCCAATAGGTCTGGAGCCACTCGGACCAGTCACTGTCTTTGAGGAGGCGATTGCGGGCCTGCTTGGCGTCGGTGAGGAGCCCGGAGACCCAATTACAGATGATCTGTTCCCCAGGCCGTTGCCCCTGCTCGTTGGTCCGTGGGTGGGCGATGAGGGTGCCATTGGTCTCGGCCATTACGGCGTTCCTCCACCCTGGAGGCGCGCCAGCAAGGCTTGCAATGTCGCAATGGTCCGATCAAGGGACGCTGCGGGCTGCGGGCGACGGCGTTGTGCGCCGGGGCCAGTCGGCATGGGGCGGCCTTTCCCCGCGTAGGCCGGGGGTAAGAACCATTCATGCTGCGGGTCGAGGGAAAATTGCTGCACCTTCGTTGCTTGCTGGGGAAGGTGACTCTGGCGCGCGATCGCTGTGGGCACGTCTTGCCAGACCAGGCGGGCATCCGGCAACGACTCACGGACATACCAATCCGCAATGCCTGGTTCATTGGTCCACCAGCGCCCAGCGGCTTGCCGCATCTCCTGATACGCTGGCGCCTGGGTGATCCACTCAGGCCTGGCGGCAGGTGGCTTCGTCGTCTCCCCACGATAGAGACGCACCATGGAACTCGGTACACTGCGACGATAGGCCGGCGTGAGGGCATGCTGCAGTCCACCGCCAAGCGTCCCGGCCAGCAGGTCCACCGGATCGAGCCAGCCGACGTCCGGATCCACCTGGCCTTCCATCATGCGTGGCCGCTGCGGATCCTTCGAGCTGTACGGCGCCCCCTCGTACTGGCCGCCAGACGTGCCTACGGCGTCCATGAGCTGCGCGTAGAGGGCTCTCCAGTCGGGCTCGGCCATTAGCGGCGCCTCCGGTTGCGGGCGGCAGTCCTCCGCCCCTTGCGCAGCATGCCTTGTGCGAACGTTGCCTGTTTCTTTGCTTTTGGCCCATAGCGCCCAGCCGCTGCTGCTCGCACCTTGGACTCCGGAATCTTCTCCCCTGCAGGTGTATTCGTAGACCTATGCAAACCACCCTCAGAGAACGTAACTGGCTTCCGCCCTTTTTTCCTGATAGTCGTCTCAGCCATAGACCCCCATCCCTGTCCGTGCTAGAATGGGAAGTCGTGTGCGGCTAGGGTCTGCAGCCCGAAAAGCCTGTTTCCGAGCAGGTTGCCGCGCATCCCCATACTCGGAGCAACTCACTCGGAGGTTGCGATGGACACCATCACCTGTCCCGTCTGTGGTACGTCTTTTCAAGGAACGGATGATCGCAAGTACTGCTCTGGTCCCTGCTACTACGCCCGCTTTACGACTCCCGAACAGCAAGTGCTCAAAGAAGAGCGCTACCAGGCGAGCCTGATGCGTCAGCAAATCTCTCGCCGCACACGCTATGTCACTGACCCAGAATTCCGTGCTCGTACCAAAGAGAAGGCTGGTGCCTGGCTGAAGAAATACCGTGAAGAGGTTGCGCTGGGTCTCCGTCCTCGTACCCTCAGAACAGGAGGGCGCTATGACACGCGTAAGGCGTATCGAGAGCTGCTGTTCATCCTGTTGCTTGAGCGTGACGGGTGGGACTGTGGCGAGTGTGCGAAGCGTTTGACCTGGGATACGATGTCCCTGGATCACATCATTCCGCGTAGCCTTGGTGGCGAGAATCTCCCGGCAAACGTGCGACTGGTGCATCTCGTCTGCAACTCGAGCCGTCCCAAGAAGCGGGAATTCTACATGCCCTAAGCGTTTGCCCATCCCTAGCGCCTGCTGGTCTTACGGTTGCGCGTGGACGCAGCGCCACGCTTGCCCGCCCGGAACTTACTCTCGGGGGCGGAGGCCTCGCCGGTCTCGGCGGTGTCTTTCTCTTTCCCAAACGGAGGCGCTTTGGACTTGCCGAAGGGAGTCTTAGCCACTGGCGGCCCTCCTGCACACAGGATGCAGGCAGCCCACCGGCGCACACGCGTCTCTAGGAGACCCTGGCTGGACTAGAGAAAGTGGGCTGCCGTGCATCCTGGGACCTTTACCCAATGTGGCGCCATACCCACGCGGTATGGTGTCACGGCGGTCCAGGGCCTCGACATACCCAAGGTGTTTCGTGAGGAATACATTGTGCAGGAGTATGGAAGAGAACGAACGAGGGTGTCAAAGACAAAACTGCAGGCAGTCCGACAAAAAAGTGAGAAGCGCGCGCGCGAGCGAGACGCGCGCTCCTATCTTGCGGGGAGCTCTAACTGAACGGCGCACGCTCCTCCAAGACGGGGAGGCTCAGTAGTAACGGCGCTGTTCCGGAGCGGAGCGTGAGCACGGCGCGCAATTTCTTCGGGGAGCTCCAGCGTAGCGGCGCACGCTTTGCTCGGCAAGCGCGTATCGTACGGCGCACATGCTCAACGGGGGGCTCTGGACGCACGGCGCTGCAGCGAGGCGGGGAGCGCCGCTATCCTGGCAGCCCGAGCGTCGGATCGATGCCGCGGCCGATGGGCGCGCCAGACGGTTGCCGCCCCAGACTACTCAGGAAGTCGCGGGCGCACTGCGCGCTACAGGCCGCTTGCCGCGCTCCCTCAATCCCGCCTGGTTTGAGTGTCTGCCGCTCATATTGCGGTTTGACCATCTGCCAGTCATGCGGGCCACTGCTACAGACCACACACCACCAGTGCTGCTGCGCCCAGGGAAAGCACGCGGGGCAGGCACAGTCGGAGGACTCGCGCCGGTTGGTGTGGCTTTGGCCGGCCAGCACCAGCGTGCCGTCCGGATGTTTCTCGATGAGCTTATAGTCAACGCCTAAGCGCAAGGCCTCCTCGAGGAGGGCCTTGACGCGTACCAGGGCGGCCCGTTGCTGCCCCAGCGCGCGCTGTTCCAGCTCGGTGAGCTCTTCCTGATCGGCCTCTTCTTCAACGGGGAGCTCGGGGTGGCCGGGCGCCAGCAGCTCTGATGGTTCGGGGAGCGCGAGGAGTGCGACTGCTGCCTCATCGGAGGGATCCTGTTCCTCGGTCTCTGCAATCACGGGAGGCTCCAGAGCGGCGGACCCGCGCGGGAGCAGGCGTCCGGTCTTCGCGTCTCTAGGTAACGGGTCGGTAGCGCGGGCCGCCGCCAAAGCCGCGCCCGATGGCGTTCTTACTACCGTCATCGCGTCTATCTCCTGCACCGAGGGTGCCACCGATGTGGTTCTTCGTGACCGCGCGGCGTCCATCGCACACGCGACATCTGAACAGCCAGGCGGTCGGCGTTTCGCCGGTGGGCGTCATCTCGACGCGTCCCCGCTGGTGTTCCTGACAGGCCGGGCAAACGACTGTGGCCATACTCCTGCTCCTTGGGGAGCTCTGCGTATGCGGGGCTCCGTTCTCATGGGTCTCTCCACGCCCTCGGCGCCTCTGCATCTTCGGGGGGCTCCTGGAACATGAGCGCTCAATCCATCCGGGGGGCTGCACCAAGCCGGCGCTCTGAGAGTTCGGACGGCTCTTGCGCTCCAGCGCTGCACGCGCCCTCGGCGCTCCCGTCCGTTTCAGCGCTCTGTGGAAGCGGGGAGCTCCAGGAAATCAGCGCACCCGCACAAATGCCACGTCAATCGCGCCAGCCTTGTCGCTGGCGCTCGCCCTGGGCAGCGACGTCCGCCTGGACTCCTTCGAGGCGGGGGGCTCAGTTGGCTCGGTCGCCGCCCATGCCGGGCCAGTCGCCTGGCTGGTCGTTCCGTGATTGAGCGGCGTCCTCCAGGCCTCCTGCCAGGCGCGGTCCATCGCGGCCCGGAAGTAGGCCCGCGTGGCCTGGCGCAGTTGGTCCTCGTTCATGTATGGCATCTGTCCCTCCCAGCAGGTCATCGCGGTTCCTTCTTACGGCGAACTCATGAGGGCGGCGCTGTCTCCATCCGGGTATCGCTGACTGGACGGCGCGGGGCAGCAACGGGGATCTCTCCTCATCTGGCGCCTGCCCCTAGAGGGTAGACGCTGTGCCGTGCACCCGTCAAGCCCGGAGGAAGTCCACCGCCTGGGTCTTCATCTGCTCGGCGGCGAGAATCTCTTGATGCCGCGCGTAGAGATCGTCGACATCCGGCCAGTTTGCCAGCCCGAGCTGCGTGAGCCGCACGTCGCCATACACCGGGTCCTTCTGCGTGCCGGGCAGGGTGAGCGCCACATAATTTTCGCTGCGGCTAATCATGGCCAGCATTAATGCAAATAATAAATCGTCATGCCCGGCGAGGGCTTCCAGGCGTCCGGAGTCGTTCTCGCCAAAGTTGCGGATCTGCGACAGGAGCGCCCGGGAGTGCAGTGTACAGCTGCGCTCCATCATGTGCTCGCGCAAGCGGGCGATCATCCGTGGCCGCGTGCGCGCGTTCGTTTCGTAGCCGTAGAGGTTGCCCTGGATCTGCCTGATCCTATCGGGCTGCTTCCAGATGTGCAGGTGGAAGTAGTTGTGCGTCTCGCGGAGGTAGACGAGCAGCTCGCGGCCGCCGCCGCCGCCGCTACTTTGCACCTCGGGACAGAGCAGCGCCTCTTTGTAGAAGCGGCCCAGCATGGCGAGGTGTCTGGCGAAGACGTGCGGCGCACTGGACGCGTCGTACTCGGCGACTTGCTCGAGGCTCTCCATGTCGAGCACCTCGGCGGCAGACCTGGAGTGACTGCCCGCCGTGCCACTGGCTTCCAGGCCCATGGAGCTATCGGCGCCGATCACATACTGATGTCCGTCACGCGGCCGGCGCCACATGGTGAGCCAGCCGCCGCGGTCTTCGACGAAGCGGAGGCGGCCGCCGCGCTCCTCCAGCCGGCCGACCGAGCCCTGTTCCATGTCCTGATCGAGCCAGAGGAGCTGCGCCCGGGAAAAGAACGGCAGCCCGGACTGGATGAACGCCTCATCGGGCGTGGCCGGGTACTCCTGGGCAAAGAGCTCCGGATCGTCCTCACAGTCTGCCGCCAGAATACGCCGGCGCCAGCGCAGTTGTCCCCACGTCGCACCCATCTCGGCGTAGAGCGCCGTCTCATCGGCGTCCAGGTCCTCGAGCGGAACGTCATAGGGCGGGTCGGAGTATTGCGGGAAGTCGAGCCAGCCGAAAAAAAACGGCGTGAACGGGCTCTTGCCGGCCTGGGCCCTGAGCCAGTGCTGGTAGAACAGCTCGCCCTGCCCGGTCATGCCACGGGCCGTCGATTCAATCAGGGCGATACTGAAGTGGCCATACTCGCGGGGCAAACATTGTAAGGTCGCCAACATGGCCTCGGGATCTTTCCAGGCGGAGACTTCCGAGAGGTGGCACACGGTGAGGTCCGAGCCCCGCGCGGCGTTGGGGGATCCTGCAGTGGCCAGGTCGAGCCGAGAGGTGCCAAAGTTGATGCGGTGGCCCTTCACCTCGCCGATGGCCCGCAGCGGGCTCTGATTCACGAACAGCTCGCTCATTTCCCAGATATTCTGCGTGGCGATACTCTCATGCGCCACGACTTTGGCGCGGACCTGGGGGTTCAGGATGCAGGCCGCGGTCAAGAGCGCTTCGCAGAACGTGCTCATACCGGTGCGGCGTGGTTTGAGAATGATGACTCTGATCGGGGCGGAGGCTTCGAGATCGTCGGCGATCACATCAAAGAGGCGTTCCTGGGCGGCGTTGAACTGGAGGGGGACGATCCGCAAGTCGGGGGTGCGGATCGGCAGGCGTTCCATGAGACGGCGGTAGGTCTGGGCAGCAGGCATAGGAGACCCTGGGCTTGGGAGTCCAGGGTCTCAAGTCATGCGGGAGTTATACGGGCGGCGCGGCGCCTCGTCAAGTCGGGTGGCGCTCTTCGCTCACGGGGGGCTCTTCGTGTCTGGCGCGGCGCTCGATCTCTTCGGGGGGCGCCGGAGAAGCGGCGCTCCTCGTTCACGGGGGGCTCAGCTTCTCCGGCGCTCTTCTTATGCGGGGGGCTCTTCACCTCCGGCGCTCCTTGGTGATGGGGGGCTTCGATGTGCCGGCGCTTCCCCCTACGGCGATCTCACGGCACTCGGCGCTACGGTCTTTCGGGCAGCTCCTTTACCCCGGCACTGCGGTCTTTCGGGCAACGCTGTGGGGACGGCGCTACGGTCTTTCGGGCAGCTCTGTTGAGTCGGCGCCTCTGCTTACCGCAGCGTTCGTAAAGCTCCGTCCTTCAGGGCGGAGATATAAGAACGTTGTCCCCAACGAGGGGCAATTCCCTGTGCGGCAGTGCCGCATAAAAACTTGCTCAGGTCACAAAATACTAGGTACACTTGTCTTGAGACTCAATCTGCGAACATGCGTTGTCATGTTGGCCGTCTCCAGGTGCGGGGGGGCTACTCCGTACTCTAAAGAGCCTTGCAGGTCGCAAGCCCTTGGACAGTCCCGTGCATGCATGGAGCACGCGAGGTGCCCAGACCGAATAGGAACCCCAGCCGTGAAGCAGGTGGTCATGCGTGATACACCTCCACGAGAGTCTGGAATCATCGGCGTTCACGCCGGTGAGGATGTCAATCTGGGAGCTCGGTCTTGCCGGGCCGCTCGCCGAGCACCTCCCCCATAAAACTGCGGAACTCCTCGAGGGCATCGGCGCCACTGCCGGCGCCACGCCCGGCCCCAAAGGCGCGAATCCGGAGGACCGTTTCCGCGCACCGGGTCAGCATGTTCCAGGTACTCAGCGGGCTCTGGTCGGTCTGGAACACCAGCCAGTATTCCGCAATCACCTTGGAGAGCCGCTGCCAGGTCAGCTCACTGGCCACATCGCCGTGGGCCTCCAGCACCTCCAGCACCGCCTGGGCAAACGCCGTGCGGTCGTGCTGACTGATGCCGCCGTGCTGGTACTGCTGCCTACCCGCCATACGCCTGTCCTCTGACCCGTTGTTCCTGTTCAATCGCCGCCTCGAGCCCGTGCACGCGCTGATCGGTGAGAATCCACGTCCCGAGCGGCTCTTCCTCGCCGGGAAGCTCTTTGGATGCGGCCGCGGGCTGCTGGGAATCGGGAAGCTGCGATCGCCCGGCCAGACGCACGAGTGCCTCGGTGAGCTCTTTCTGTCCAGCGACGAGGACGCGCAGCAGCAGGAGGACTTCGGCCTGCCAGGCCTCCCTGGATTCGGGGGGCTCTTCAATGACGGACTCTTGGCGTTCGGGACCCTCCACCACTGCGACCTCTCTGGATTCGGGGGGCTCGTATGAGCCGGACTCTCCTATTCATCGGCAAGCTCTTCCTTGTCGAGCTCTCCTGCTCCGGCGAGCACTGCGGGAACGGCACGCCTCTCTGACAACGGGGACCTCTCAGAGCTCGGGCCTCCCTCGCTCCGAAGCGCTGACCACGCCAGGGCCTCCTCTCCACCAGGCCGCTCATGACACCCGGACGCGCGACCTAGACGGCGGGCTCGTTTGGTACGGCGCGGTTTCCACGGGGAACTCACCCACAACGGCCGCATGATCGACGGCGAGCTCTGTCCATCCGGGCTCCAGAGACGCGCCTCGTTCACGGCACGCTCGCCACCAGCGGTACGGGCTCATGGTTTCGGGACGCGCTGTTTCGACGGCCCGCTGTCCGCTGACACCTGGGGTGCGGGAAGCTGGCGGCACACGGCCCCTCATTGACCATGGGCCACTCCTTTGTGCCCTCGGCACGCTGACGCTGCCCGGGAAGCTCGTAGACCACGGCGCCTCGTTTGCCACGGCCCTCTCGCATCCTCCCAGCGCCTCTTACAAATCGGGTATCTCCTTTACACCGGACGCCGCAGAGGCACGGCGGTGAGTATAGCACACACTAGCAGACCGAGTGAACCCACTTGTGGCAGGGGGACCGGGGAGTCAGAGAGGACCCACTTCCTCGAAGGGGGGGTGGGGGAGAAATGGGGCGGCCCCCCCAATCCTCGACCGGGTGGGGGGTGGCTCGGACCCCACGCGGACGCGGGGGTGGGACGCCAGGGCGTCGGTGGCCTGGCTGCTGGTGGCGCTGGCAGACGCCAGGGCCCGGAGACGCCAGGCCGCGAGGAAGGCGTCCCGGGCGTAGGACAGATGCCAGGGTCGGCCTTTCCAGGCGAGCGCGGGGGAGAGCACGACGACGTGATCGCGCTGGCCGGGGGCGCTCTCGATGTAGCAGAGCTGGCGGGCCACTAAGGTGCGGAGGATGCGCGAGACGGTACTGCGGTGCAGCCCGATCCGGCGCCCGAGATAGGCGCACGTGGCGCGACACCGATTGCCCCAATCGCAGCAGGCCAGCAGCGCGAGCAGCACGCGGTACTGGGTGCTGGAGAGCCCGAGCTGCGCCAGCTCCCACCACTGCGCGGGAAACGTATAGAGCACCTGCTCATGCCAGTGCCACTTCTTCCCCACCGGCCAGTCCGGCGCCCCCGCCGTGAGATCCGTCTGGTAGATGTCCGTCATCCGTCGCCCCCCACGCACAGAGTCGCGCCCGCACCCCCGCAGCATACCCCTCCCGCCCGCGCCTGTGCAACCATAGGCCAGATAGGGAGCGTCCTAGAACCTTAAATTCGTTGCAAAGCTGCGGAAACCTCCCGTGCACTGTGATACACCAGAAGGCCCTTCCCTCTTGTAACGTTTTCAACCACTTGTGGAACCGTCTACCTTTAACCGTTAATGCTCCGGGTGGTTGGGGGAATCGGCCATAACCCATTGCTTTTACAGCCACTTACAGCCTCACTTGCGTGTCGTGCACGCATAGGACATCAAGCCCCATCGTATACAAGAACCGTGCCATCTGCGTCCCGTGCAGTGGTGGTGTGGGGATGATCGCCGTGTGCAGTGCACAGCGGATGTATGCGTATGCGTGGGCGGTGTGTGTCACTGGCGTGTGTCACTGGCGTGTGTCACTGGCGTGTGTCACTGGCGTGTGTCACTGGCGTGTGTCTGGCGTGTGTCTGGGTGTACGGCGTGCGTCGAGGTGTCTGGCGTGTGTTGTGGCGTGGGGGGCGTACTTGAAGATGCGGCGTGCGTCTGTGGCGGCGTGGTGTGGACGCTGGGACTCGGATGATGGCGGCGTCAGTCGTGCGGCGTGGCGTGGTCACAAGGACGGAGGTCGTCCTCGCTGGGAGGGGGAGTGGAAGGTAGCGCCGTCGCGCGTCAGTGGTGTCGCTCGTTGGCGACGGGAGGGGAGTCAGTGGCGGCTTCAGAGGGGAGTGAGGAGGAGGGATGGCAGCCGGGACGTCTGCCCCCTCTGCTGCGCATTCACCCACACGAGGCAGGCCGCGGGGCTCGGTGCGAGCGGGCGGCCGTCGCGTGATTATTGTACTGGAGGCAGCCTGGGCTGGCTGGCGCCCCCAGACCCACCCTGCGGGGCTGAGGTAGCGGCCTATGCGGCCTTCAGAGTCTGGCCTGGTCGCGTGGTAGTCGCGTTCGCAGGCTCACGTCGGGGGAGGGCGGCGTAGGCGTAGGGCGCTGGGGAGAGAGGGGGTGGCATCCGCCCCCCTGTGGCCGAGGACGGCCATGCACCCCACTGAGAGGAAGGAACACGACTCGCTACGCTCGAACATCAGCAGGGAGGCAGTGGGGAGATGAGGGGATGGCAACAGCCCCCCTCAAGCCCCACTAGGACGAAGGTAGCGCCCCTTCTCGCGTCCCGCCCAGGGGCTTCTATGGCTGGGGAGCGCAGGGGTCGTGCCCCCTGCACGACGCGCCGCGCCATCCCTCACGAGCCTGCGCAGGGGGGGTCCCCAGTGCAGCGTGGGTGCCGCGCAGCGTGTCGCCGCGTAGCGCCATCATGGCGCGGGGATCAGCGTATCGGAGGGGGGCAACACGGCAGACGCCCTCCATGATGGCATCCAAGACAGTCACAGCCCCTACCACCGTTTGGGGATCTTCGGAGGACTATCAGGGTGGGGGGATTGCAAGGGCCATGCCAGAGCGACCTATCAGCAAAGAAATTATTATAATAGTTCCTAATGGATGATAGCCTGCTAAGGTATGTCGTAATAGCCGTAACATATATAAATACAACCACTTATAGAGGTTAGAAACATATAAAAAGATGTTTTATACCGTGATTAGTTGTACAATTAATATAGTTCAATATGTTGTGGTTGCGCAGCCGGGCTGGACACCTGGCACGCGGGGGCAATCTCCCCCACCCGCTCTTTCTTATAGCTCTCTGGATACCAGTGTAGGCCCAAGTCCTGTCGGGAGACAGTGCTAGCTGAAGGTATCAATTGCCTGGAGAGCCAGCGCATAGTACGGGGTGACGAGCCCCGTTGTGGTACTGCCAGCCTCGGCAGTAGACCGCAGTATGGGAAAGCATAGGACGAGACGGCCTGGACTTCATGTCCCGCCAAGGTAGTCACTGCATGCAAGTACCAGACCCACTGCTCCACTTGACGCCCCATGCGCTGACTTGCCAGGACAGCCGCCTACTCCCCTGCTACCAGAGCGCACGACCGAGAGAACATGCAGTGCACTTGCCAAGCTTGAGCACTGCTCGCACGCTACCAGAGCAAGGGCAATTTTAGACCATCAAAAACTCTGCTAGTATGAGGCAATATCCTGCATGTCACTCCGGTTCATACCGCCCTATCAATCTTTGTCTCCCTTCAGACCCAACGATCTTTCCCCTGTGCCCCATGTCCCAGCGCAACCCGTATGGAAGGAGAAACCAGGATGCCTGGCGCACACCGGACGCTGACGGTGTGCGCCAGATCACAAAAAAATTTTCGGATCCCGTGTCGTACGTTCTGTCCTATTCGTGTGTCCGTGTGTGTCCGGGTCTCGCCCATGGAGGGCGAGGCCCCGGGCCTGCAATCCTCGCAACCCGCTACCAGGGAGCACCTCCACCATGTACGTTGCCCATATGCAAGAGACCCGTCCCTCGTCCCGTACCGTCTATATCGGCCGCGCGACCCAGAACCGCCCGGCGTCCCCGCTGGCCAATCCGTTCCCCTGGCGCGGCGACAGCCCCAAGGAGCGGGCGGTGGTCCTGCGCCAGTACCGCCGCTGGCTGTGGACGCAGATCCAGGAAGGCCAGGCGCACGTGATCGAGGCCCTCCGCAGCCTCAAGGCCGATAGCGTGCTCGTCTGTTCCTGTGCCCCGAAACTCTGCCACGGCCACGTCATCATGAACGCCTGGGCGTGGGGCGTGCGCCAGGGCTGGATCGATCCCTGTGTCTACGCCAACCACGACGCGTCCACCCTTGGCCGTGTCGCTGAGGCAGGCGCCGCCCAGCTTGCCCAGGCCGCACACGCCGAGTGGCAGGAGACGCAGCGTGCGGCGAGCGCCACGCCCGCCCAGGCACCCACCCGGAAAGCCCGCCGCGCGCAGGCCGCGAAACGCCAGCGTGATCTGGCCGCCAGCGCGCAGACCCTGGCGGCCCTCGGTGCCTGCGCCGTGCGCGCCGCGTAGGAGTCCTGTCTGGGGGCGTGCGTGCGCGCCCCTCCTCCAACCCTGTGCCCAGAAGGAGTCTCCGTATGACCTGTATCGCCACCGAGCCCATTACCTCGTTTACGGGCGAGTGGGCCTTCCTCAGTAACTTTCACGCCACGCCCGTCGTCTACCGCAGCGTGCGCTATCCGACTGTGGAGCATGCCTTCCAGGCGGCCAAGACCCTCGACCTGGCGGCACGCGAGCAGATACGCCTGGCCCCCTCGCCCGGCGCCGCCAAACGCCTTGGCCGCCGCGTCAGGCTGCGGCCCGGGTGGGATGGCATCAAAGTGGACATCATGCGCCATCTGGTGCGTGAGAAGTTCACCACGTATCCCACGATGACCAAGGCCCTGCTCTCCACCGGGGAGGTCGAGCTGATTGAAGGCAATTATTGGCATGACCGCTTCTGGGGCGTGTGCCAGGGCCAGGGGGAGAACCACCTGGGCCGTCTCCTCATGCAGATCCGGTCGGAACTCGTGACCCAGGACCGGACGCGCTAGCCTGCGGCAGCGGCAACGTCTGTCCCCCGACGCACCACGGCCGCGCACCAGACCGGGCCGCGACCACCACGGCGCCGCGCACGCGCCGGATCCGGAGGCCACCCCCGGGAGGGGACGGGCGCCGGGCCACCGCCGCGCCCCGCCGGGCGCGCTCCGCCCGGCTGGCTCCTCGGCCATCTCTCAGATCTGGGCGCCGCGTGCGACCCAGGCACCCACACGAAACCATCCTTCACGTTTAGGAAAACGCCATGACCGTGTATTTACTGCACTTTGACGCCCCGTACAAACACGCCAGGCACTACCTTGGCCTCGCCAAGGACCTGGATGCCCGCCTCGCCCAGCATGCGGCCGGGCAGGGAGCCCGGCTCACGCAAGTCGTGCGCCAGGCCGGCATTACCTGGCAGCTCGCGCGCACCTGGAAAGGAGATCGTCAGCGCGAGCGCGCCCTCAAAAAACAAGGCGGCGCGAGCCGCCTGTGTCCCGTATGCAAGACCCAGCAGACTCACACCGCCCGTTAGCCACAGCACGCCGGATGTTCGCAGCACCCGGCGCTTCGCTCAACACAACCGATGGAGATTCTAGCAGATGAAACTGAAAGAGCAACTCATTGCCGCCCTCGTCGAGACCCAGGTAGCCGACGCCATCACGCGCGACCAGGAAAAACAGAAGGGCTACGGCTCGCGCATCGCCCGCGCCGGGGAGCTCGTCCTGCGCGAGGGCGTCAAGGCCCTCGGCAACGGCGAGTACGAAGTCGACAGCGGCACGACGGCCGGGCTCACGTACATCGTCAACGGCGCCTGCCACTGCCCCGACGCCGAGAAGGGCCTGAAGAAGCACCCGAAGGGCGCCCCCGCTGGCTTCTGCAAGCACCGCATGGCCGTGGTCATCCACAAGAAGGTGCAGGAACACCTGAAGGAGCTCGCCGAGCTGCGCGTGCCCCATCCCCACCGCTGGGACTGTGACGGACACCGCGAGCTCGAGGTCGTGTGCTGGCAGCGCGTCTGCCCCGATCCGTTCGTGATCGCCTGCCCGACCTGCCAGGCCGCGGCCCCCGCGCTGGCGGAGCTCGTGACCCGCACGGACGACGAAGACACCCGCATCGCGCGGGACACCGATCACCTGGACGACGAACCCTGTGACGACGACGACAGCCCTTACACCGAGGAACCGGAGGAACCGACCATGTTGACGACTCTTGGCTCGACCATCACGCACGTCCTGAACGGCTTTCACCCCACCGCAGAGACGTCCGAACCTGCCGGTGAGACGCTCCCCGAGCTGCCCCCGCTGGTGCTCGCCACCACCGAGTACGAGCCCGCGCCGGTGATCCTCAAGGAAGACCTCGGGCCGTTCCTGCCCGAGGCCGGCGCGTCCCTCAACATCAAAGTGAAGGTCGAAAACTTCGAGCTGATGTACACCATGCGTGGCCACCAGGACGGCGAGGTGCTCGAGCGCCTGCCCACCGTGCTCGCCACCCTGGAGCGCCTGATGAAGACCGAGGTGGATCATGATGAGAGCTTCATGAAACGCCTGCTGCACGCGTTCTTCCCGAAGCCCTCACGCTACACGGGCAAGTAGTGCCTGCCACGTGGCCCGGGGTGAACCGGGCCACATCGCCCTCGACTTGCATCTCATGCAAATGGAGCATCGCTATGTACCGACGCATCATGACTGCCACCCTCGTCTGTCTGCTCGTCAGTCCCGCTGCCATGGCGGCCAATCTGAGCGACTGCCGCGCGCGCCTGGCCTTTGTCGACGCACGCCAGGCCGAGTACCGGCTGGGATGGACCATGCACGACTCACTCGCCTACGTGCGTGGCATGACCCTCGAGAGCGAGTGGGACGAGGCGGCCTGGTGGACGCGCCACGTCCACAAGTTCGGCTTCCTTCCCCGCATGCGCGACAGCGTCTGGCGCGAGTGCCAGGAGGCGGCCCGCACAGAAAGCCAACGGACGATCGTCCGTGATCCCACCCGCTACTAGAGGAGTCTGCCCATGTCCCTTGCTGACGACATCCGACACCACTACCCGCACCCGGTCGAAGAGAGCCGGGCCGAAGCAGGCACGTACTGTATCGGCGGCGCCTGCCTCATGTTCGAGAAGGGCAACCCGATCACCTCGTACCCCAACTGCGAGCGCTTCCCCGAGGAGGCCATCCTTGCCAACACACTCCAGACCTACAACCCGGCGCTGTCCGACCGCGAGGCGTACGAGTTCGCCTGCTCGATCATCGAGCATAACGATGCCAGCCGCTTTGAGGAAGGCTGGGCCGCCCTCGACCTGGCCAGCATCCGCGTCAGTCACTAACCATGCACCGGGGGAGCCTCCGCTCCCCTCAAGGAGTCGTGCCATGCCCCCTCTTGTCTTCACCATGGCCGAGATTCGCGCGGCCTATCCCAACCCGACGACGAACCCGAACGCCTGGAGCGACACCTGTTACTGTGTCGGCGGCGCCCTGTGTCTGTACACCGCGGACGATCGCAACGATCCGCTCCCGGTGCGCTTCCCCATGGAGGAGTACCTGGGCCATGTGCTCTGGACGGTGAACCCACTCCTCGAGAAGAGCCTCGCCAACTGGTACGCCCGGCGCATCGTGGCGCACAACGACAGCGGCGCGTTCGAGTGGGCCTGGAACCTGCTGGAGAGCGCCCTCAACTTTCGGGGGAAGGCGTAACCCTATGACAGCGAAGCTGCTCTATCCCGTGCGTGTGGCGCTGCGCGTCTACCAGGCCCAGCGCTACGTCACCTGGCCGGAACTCCGCGACCTGGTGCTCAAGGAGGTCCGCCTCGCCGGCATGCCCTCGATTGAAAAGCCCTGTCTCAAGCAAGCCGCCGAGCGCTTCCAACAGTTAGGCCGCTTGTTCACACCCCGCGATCAACGCTGGCTCGAGGCCCGGGGCTGTGCCCCCTGGCCGACCACGAAGGAGGACTAGATGCTACGGTGTCCGAAGTGTACGAACGAAGACGAGTTCATTGTGCAGGAGCACCTCTGGCAACGCACGCGCATCCAGTGCGATCCGGATGGCGCGAGCTACACGTTCATCGAGGAGGTGGAGTTTCTCCAGCTCGATGAGTGGGGGACGATCGAGTGTGTGGCGTGCAGCCACCTGAGTGACGAGCACGAGCTGCGTCTCACCTACGAGGAGGCGCATCCGGGCGAGGACGACGACACCCCTATCCCCTACACGCTGGTCGATGCCAGCGTCAGCGAGAAGGAGAGAACCAATGCCCCAGATGCTACGCCTCAGCCAGGGCCACTGGCTCAACCTGGATCAGATCGTGGAAGTGTGCGAGCAGAAGCACACGCTGGTCGTGGTCTGCACGCCCGTCCTGCCCAATGAGATGGACGTCCTCGAGACCTATACCCTGTACCTCATGGGCGAGGAGCGCGACAGCCTGCTCGCGTGGCTTGCCCACCATGGCCAGGTCTGGAGTGTGTCCAGGCCAGCCGACAACGACAATCCCTTTGAGGAGAGCACCGATGAACCAGCAGATTAAGCAGCAATGGGTCGACGCGTTACGGAGTGGGACGTATGCGCAGGGCCAGATGGAGCTCCGCGCCATGGAGGACGACAGGTACTGTGTCAACGGCGTGCTCTGCGACCTGCACAGCCAGGCGCATGGTCGCAAGGGCTGGATCCAGCTCGGCCACAGACGTGCCTGGTTCTACCTGGAGAACCACAGCTTCCCGGCCAAGGCAGTCCGAGCCTGGGCGGACATTCACGAGGACACGCTCACTGAACTCGAGCGCTTGAACGATGCACGCGGGAGAGAGGGCCTGAGCTTCGAGGAGTTGGCGCTGTACATCGAGAACAATCTTTAGGAGAACCGGATGAACACAGCGATAAAGCAGCAGTGGGTGGAAGCGTTACGCAGTGGGACGTATGCACAGGTCTGTGGTTCCCTGCATGACGACGAGGGCTTCTGCGTCCTCGGTGTCCTCACCGACCTGCACCGCCAGTGGATCGGTGGCGAGTGGACCAAGAAGAATCCCCGCATGCGCTGGTATCTCTACGAAGGAGAGACCGGCCATCTGCCCACCTGCGTGCGGGAGTGGGCCAGCGTGACGATCGACGATCCGGTAGGCAGAGCCAGCCTGCGGAACGATGGAGGATTCAGCTTCGAGGAGCTGGCGCAGTGGATCGAGGAGAACTTTAGCGAGCAGTTGTAACACGACGGGCCGGGCCCCACGCCAGGGGCACCGGCCCTTACGCACATACCCACATGTGTATGAGGAGATCATACGCCATGACTATAGCACGCCGCCTCACCTACCGCCCGGACCTGACCGCCGAGCGCGTCTACCTCACCGGCACCGAGACCATCGCCGAACTCCGCGCCCGCGGCATCCCCGAGTCCACCGCCCACGCCGCGCGACACCGCGACTACTACTGCCCCGGCTACTGCAAGCGCGCGTATCCCCAGCACGAGGGCAGTGGTGGGTACGGCGAGCTCTACGACCCCGAAGGCTTCGTCATCTCCCAACTGGCGCAGTGCGTGCGCCTCTACCGGGGCCATCTCGACCGCGCCACCTTCGATGACTGGACGCAGGAGTTACTCGCCGAGTGCTGGTACAGACGCCATGCCACGACGCACGGTGGCAATCCTGTCGGCTACTTCATGGTCATGATTCGCGGCAAGGTGCGGCAGTGGCTCAAGGCCCGGGCCAAAGAGGAGGAACGACTGACGTACGAGTATGACCTGACAACCGTCGCAGCCTAACCACCCAAGGAGACCCACATGAGTACCCGAGGAGTCATTGCTGTTGCACAATCTGATGGCTGGCGTGGGATTTATCACGGGATGGATAGTTACCCGACCTGGCTTGGACCCGAGCTCTGGCGCACCTACCACTGCTACCCGAGCCTGCAACACTTTGTCACCAACGTGATTGACCGCAACCCTGGCGGCTTACGCCACCTGGGCGAGCCGTATGAGGACAGTGGATGCGGCGAGATGACCTACACGCATGACGACGAGACCGAGTTCGCCCTGATGATCGAGTGGGTGTACGTGCTCGGCCGCCGGGTGCTGACGATCTTCACCAACGAGCCGACCGGCGAGGAGCGCCGGCGCGAGAATGACACAGGCCACTGGTGGATGGAGCCCTGCTACCGCTGGGTGGTTGTCTGCCAGGTGCCGCTCGAGGGACCCGAGCCCGACTGGCAGGCCATCGAGGAGGCCGCCGCGACCAGTCCACCCACGCCAGTCGCGCTGGCACTGACACATCGCCTCTAACCACCACGGCCCGGGCTGCTTGAGACAGCACCGGGCCGTCACCATCATGACCGCACAGCAAAGGACAGTATACCATGGCGACCATGAGCATTGCCTATCAGATTATCACCGACCGCATCACGAAGCTGCTGGAAGACGGCGTCTGCGCCTGGACGAAACCGTGGAACAGCCAGGCCGGTCTGCCCCGCAACCTCTTCAGCCAGCGCGCCTACCGTGGCATCAACGTGTGGATGCTCGGCGCGCAGTCGTATAGCTCGCCGTTCTGGGCGACGTTCAACCAGGTCCGACAGGCCGGAGGGAACGTCAAGAAGGGCGAGAAGTCGACGCCGATTGTGTTCTGGAAGAAGTACGAAGGGACCAACGGCGACGGCGAGATCGAGAGCCGCTTTGTCCTCAAGTATTACAATGTGTTCTGTGCCCCGCAGCTTGAGGGCGTGGCCATACCCGCCCTCCCGGAGGAGACGGTCTTCGATCACACACCCCTCGAGCAGTGCGAGAAGGTGGTGACCAACTACCCGCTACGCCCGGCGATCATGCACGGCAGCAGCCAGGCCTTCTACCGCCCGCGCACGGACGAGGTGCACATGCCCGACCTGGCCCGCTTCCCCAAGCGCGAAGCCTACTACGCCACGCTCTTCCATGAGCTGACGCATTCAACCGGGCACACGGACCGCCTGAGCCGCGAGAGCCTGGTGGACGCCGTCGCGTTCGGGACGCCGCGCTATGCCAGGGAGGAGCTCGTTGCCGAGATGGGCGCCGCCTATCTGTGCGGCCACTGCGGCATCGAGAACGACGTGATCGATAACAGCGCGGCGTATCTCAAGGGCTGGCTCGAGTGCCTACGCGGCGATGTGAAACTGCTGGTCACTGCAGCAGGGCAGGCGCAGAAGGCGGTCGATCATATCCTGGGACCGGAGCTCGTGACGCGGGAGCCGGGGCAGGACGACGCCTAACCACCCACACCCGGGGGCGCAGCGCTCCCCCGTAAGGAGACAACCATGCACAGCACCACCGAGAAACGCTACTACACCATCGGCGACCTGATCGCCTACGCCCATGGCCGCAGCCAGGGCTACCCGGCGTGGACAACGGAGCACCTCACCTACCGTCGTGCCATAACCATGCTCCAGTGCCTCGCCGAAACCATGGAAGCGGAGCGCCTGGCTGAGGAGCAGGCATACGCCGAGGAGGCGGGCTACGAAGTGATGATGCGCCCCTGCATCCACTGCCACACCCCCCTGGCGGACACCTTCCCCTATGCCCTGTGTACCCCCTGTCAGGAGACGGGCTCCTGCGTGCACGGCAACCGCTACAAGGACGGTTGTAGTGCCTGCGATGCTGACAGTGACTTTCTCTATGACGCCCGGCGCGAGAATCGCTAACCACCCACACCGGGGCCGCACGGCCCCACAAGGAGACCGTATGTCCTGTTGTTGTACCAACGACGGCGAGGGACACCGCTGCACCCACGCCTGGAGTCTCATTATCCTGGCCCGGTCTGCGAAGCTGGCCCGCAACAAGCCCCAGCTTGACGAGGCCCGCGCCGACTATACCACCCATCTCTTCACGGCTGGCGTCATCCGGTACGGCACCTCCGCCTGGCCGGACACCTGCACCGAGACCATGGCCAACGACCCGCGCTGCTCGCAGTGCAAGGAGACCCGCTGATGGCACAACCCCCGCACTGGACTGTTACCTCTACCACCGTGAGCAGTCGAGGCACGATGATCACCATGACACACCGCGCCCCCACCCGTGCCAAAGCGTACCGCCTGGCAGCGACCCTGCTGACCACGGACACGCACCGCGCGGGCGGCCTCACACTCACCATTACCAAGGAGGTACCCACCCCATGACCACCTTGCTCTACGTCCAATGCTCCGGCTGTCGCACCATCTACCATCCCGGCTTTGTCGCCGCGCCGTGTGAGTGCGAGACCCCCGCAGCGCAGTACGTGCCGTGGGACCCGGGTCTCGACACCAGTCCCCTGAACCTGCCCGACATCGTGATCGGACTCCTCGATGAGATCGAGAACGCCGGGCTGCATGTCGACAAAACAGACGGCTCGATGTGGAGCGCCTATCTGGACGCGCTCTGCTACCTCGCCCGCACCAGTACGGTAGGGCGCTACTTCTGGCAGGAGGAATAACCGATGTCGATAGACCTGCAGTTCGATGGCACGACCGAGGCGCGCGGCCGGAACGGCTGGTTCCAGCTGCGCGAGGGCCTGATCAACGCGTACCCCGGCGTGCCGGAAGTCTACGTGAACCTGTACTCCAAGAGCCACAGCAAGACGGCGCCGATCTTCCTGTGCTTCCACACCCCCGAGGAACTGCGCACGCTCATCTGTGGGCTGGCGAAAGCGCTGGCGCAGATGACCACGATAGCAGAGGAGACCACCGATGGAATATAGCAAACCAGTCGTCACGCTTGAGCACGACGGGAAGGTATGGCGCATCGTCGTGCATCACAGCGCCAACTGGATTGAACGCAGCGGTCCCTTTGAGAGCGAGGACAGTGCACGAGCAGTCGCCCTCTCGCTAGCCAAGGCGCTGGCGCAGATGACCACGAAGGAGGA